TAATGTATCCCCCGCCGTCAAAAACACGCAGACCCAATAACAAAACAGAATTAAAATAAGCCCCTGAGACGTTAGATAATTATTTCGATGGGCTTTACCCTTAGAAAGACATGAAAGTGGCTTAAATGTGCCTAGAAATGCAAACGAAGCCAGCTATTTAATCTTTTTTACCATTCGATTTACTGACAATCAATTACTTATCAAAATATAGGATATAAAAAAACCGCCCATTTAGAGCGGTTATGTTTAATTAATTAGTATTTAAATTTAATTTTCCTGATCAAATCTATTAGATAGTTGTTCCCAGCGTTTTAGATCGTCATAGTATAGTTGCCAATAAAAATTACAAATTTGTTTTAATTCCTTTTTACTTTTTCTGTTGTATTCAAATTGTTCTTTATTTGCCATTGTGTTGATCTTTTATATATTTTCTAAATAGTTTTAAAGCGTCTTTAGTTGTGTAATCAATGTATTGATGTGAGTAAAAATGACCTTTGTAAATCGTTGATAGATATTTTAAAGATGAGTAATAATTTACGCAAATATCGTTATAATAAGTAGTTTTTAAAGGTTCATAAAAACAGTCCATAGTTTTAATTATTTAAGTTAGTATTTACATTTTCCATTGTCAGAATATTACAACCAGCCTTAACCAGTTTATTAAAATAGTTATCAAAATGATAAAGATTGTTAAACGTCTTTTTGACTGTAATTAATTTTCCATTCTCTAAGGTGTATTTTATCAGCTTAGAAAATCTATTTTGCTTTATTTCCAAAATACCTTGGATATCACTATTATAAATTTGATCCAGTATTTTACTTTTTTTGCTTTGTTTCATTTTACAATGTCTTTTAATGAATTTGGTTTGCGTGTTGTATAGTGTTTAGTCACTTTATTAAAGTAGGCGGTTTTAATCACTTTATTATCTACTTTTAATCTAAATACTGACCAATTACCAAAACTTTTAACAGTTTGTTTTATAGTGCAAAAATCATTTGAATAAGCAGCACCACTGCCTACCTTAACGTTAATTTCACTATGTTCCCTAACGCCATAGCTTTTGTTACCTTTTTGATAAGGTTTACTGGCATAAGCACATGAATTAATTATATTATATATAGGATAGCTTCTCATAGTTTTAAAGTTTAAAGATTAGTAATAATTTGGTAAAATAACCATGTAAAAAAACATGGTATAAAAACCCTATATAAAAACAGGGTGGTTAATTTGTCGATAGTGTTTGATACTTTGTTTTGTTGTTTTGTGTTCATTGTTTTAAATTTTAGTTAATAGTTGATTTTAATTTACTCATAAATTTATAAGCACTTGTTTCGTACTTAAAAGATTTTACCACTGGTTGCTTTTCATGGTGGGTACAATCTATTACCTCAAATTTTTGAGTTTCACTGTTGTAAAATACATAATAATTTTTTCGCATTGTTTTAAATTTTAGTTAATACTTAATTAATGTTTACACCCGTAAAAGTAAAAATTTAAATGACAAATACGACACATGGAAATAATAAAAAGTAAGATTTAACAAAACTTTAACATATTAAATATTATGTCAAATAGAAAGCTTTGACCAGAAAAAAACCCCCGAAATTGGGGGTATTGAATTTATGGGTATTGAATTGTCAGGGTATTAAATTTACACCTATTGAATTTATGGATCAGTACATTCTATTTTTATAGATTCACAAATCTGATCAATTATAAATTCTTTGTTATCCATAAATAAATCCTCAAACAGTTCCATATTCTTAGGCATCTGAATATTCTCTGATACCAGTTCCCTGAAATCATTTATAATATTTCCTTGAGTCATCTCTATAATCTTTGGTACTTCATCTTCCCAAAAGATTTCTTCTGTGGTTGAATTATTCATCTTACTACTTTAAACTCCAAATATTTCTTATCTGCTGAACAGGATCAATCCTATCAACCATATGACTAGCTTCCATGAACTCAGTCATTCTTTCCCCTCCTGATAAAATATATCTCAAAGTTCGTTTCATTTCGTTCTGTTGATCTGGTGTTAGGTCTTTATAAAACCTAGTTACCTCTAATCTTGCGAATACTACTTCTTTATTTGTTGCCATTGTATTTCATTTTAAAATCGTTAAACTGTTTTTCTACATACTCTTCTGGATCACTACAATAAAGCAATGATTGATTAAGTATTTCTCCATGATCTATCACAGAGTATTTGTAACTAACATCGAAACCTGTGTTATCCATAATTGATATAACCCTTTCGTTTTTGGTGTTCGTATACTCCCAAACCATATAAGATTCATTATCCAACATGATTTGAGTTTCCATTAACTGAGTGCTTGTTATTACTTTCATTTGGTTGAGTGTTTTTCAAAGTCCTCGGTGTTTATTTGTATCATAGCTCCATTTGGACAGGCAGGAGCTTCCTCAGCTAATCCTACACAATCAATATAGCTAACTCCATCTTTATCAGTTTTAGGCACTGGTATACTTATTCTATCTGAAATCATACTCAGAAAGATGCACCATTGTTCTGGTGTGGTCGAATTGTAAAAATCTACTACTTGTTGAAACTTCTTTGTCATGATTACTTTAATTGTAGTTTTGTTAGTTCATTTTTTATCATAGTTATTGAATCATCAATATATTCAAGTTTATGGTTTTCATCTTCAAAATCATCGCTTGTTACTGAATCTTTTATTTCATTAAGTAAATAGATAATTTCATCTCCACATTCACCAAGTTGCATTGCGTCTAATAAAGTCATAATTATTTATTATTAAAGTTAGTATATTTTTTTCCAGCTATCTTAATCCATTGAAGTGTATTGAAGTTGATAAACTTGTAAGACTGTTTATCCATATCAAACACAGGGATAAGTTTTTTCTTTACAGGATCAAAAGCAAGTGATCCACCTTTAAGATGCTTAACTACTCCAGTCCTAGCTTTCATAGTTCTTACAGTACCATCCTTCTTAATAAACTCAGCAGAGAATACCTTTCCGTTTGATACCTTGTTCAGAATTTGTTCTAATGTAATAGTCATAATTGTATTGTTTTAATGAGTCACTAAAGTAGTAATAAATCTCCATGTGACAAAGCTAACACAAACTTTAACAAAACTTTAACATTTCAATATAATGAAAAAAGGGCAACATCTCTGTCACCCTTTAGAAAGCTGATAGTGTACCCAAGAACTTTGTCAGCTTAATTACTTTCAATCATTTGATGCACTACAGACCACTTACAAATGTGTTCTTCAAATGGCTTAACAAATTTTTCGTTTCTAATTTCAATTAAAACATCCCCAAAAATTGTAAAACCAAAAAAGCTACTAGCTACTTTGTTTTTTGGTGACTTTGCTCCAATCGCATTTTCATGGTATACAGCCAATACATCATCTGTACTTTTAGATGCTCTTTTACCAATTAAACCACCAACCAATTTTTGTTTTTCTTCAAGGGTATTGGCTTCTATATCTAAGATAATATCCCCATTACTTTTAATTAAATTGAATCTTTCGAATTTTTCTAGGTATTAAATTATGTAGCAAAATTGCTGACACAAACATACAATGATTTTTCCAAGTGACAAATATTTTAACAAAACTTTAACATTTTGATTGTATGTAAAAAAAAAGAACCGCTCCGAAGAGCGGCTCAAACTAATTACTAACTAAAACAATTTCAATGAAAAAACTAATATATTTATTAAAGTAAAGAAATTTCATATCTAAGATATAAAATATTTTTACAATACCAAAATTATTTTACAATATACATTCCTTTAGGCACTGAACGAGTAAGCATATATTGAACTGCGTATCGAAGGCTGTCAATCAAATGGTTGTAGGAATCAATCGGTTTTATACCATTGATAGCCCATGAATAGTTATTGAACTCTTTGACTAAGTTCTCTCCATCTACATTTATCGTATAGTCTTGCATAAGTGCAATACCAGATAATATACTACCTTTCTTTTTTATCGTAGGACTTAAATTAAGACCTCTGGCTGACAATTCGGCAATTAAGCGTGGCTCAGAGTTATCGCAGATTATTAGCTCCTTTCCTGCGTGTCTTATACATTCGTCATATAGATTAGAAGTAACCAATCCTTTTTTATACAGATATTCTTTTGCCCATATTATTTTTCTATCTTTGTCGATTGCTACTTTTACAAGAGCCGAACTGTCTCGGGAGAATCCCCAGTCTAATCCCCATGCCTTTAAATCTATATCCTCATTGAATTGTCCAACTTGCCAATCGGTAAAGACAACACCCTCTGCTCTTTGTAACCAACCTCCCATTATCTGGTGCTTAAATTTATCAGGTCTACGAACTTTCATCGTCTCAACCTGCTTGACAAAAGATTCACTTAGGTGTGATAAATTGTCCATGTAAGTGGTATGGATGTAATTCACATTTTCCTTTTGACCATTAAATCCATCTGGAATATCTCTGTTCTGGTAAAACCTCTGGTAAATCCAATGTTCTCTTGTAGTAGGGTTTAGAATTAACAAGCATCTGTTCTTTACACCCTTGGCACGAATAGAATAATCAATCTTGTCAAAGCTCTCTTCATCAGTAAGCTCCTCTGCTTCATCTAACACAAAAGTATTTATACCACTAATAGATTTAAGCTTTGCAGTCTGGTCTCCACTTGCAGTTCTAATACCAGAAAAGTATATTGAACTCCCTGTTAGATTGTTTATGATCTCAGTCTTTGTGATACTGAATTGATTGGCAACTCCCATAAGTTCTAGCTTCTCTATAAACTCAGGAATGATACTCATACCTGCAGAGGTCATAGTAAATCTAGTAAATAGAACTTTATTGTTTTTCTCATAAGTAAGCAGTACAAGAAACACTGCTACTGCAAAAGATTTACCTGAACCTCTCCCACCAGTTATAACATTATACCTAGTGTCACTTTTGAAAAGAGATTGGTATTTGTCATTTAGCTCAACTTTCTCCATATTCTTTGTATTGATACAAAATGCTTTTCTTTATCAGATAAGCAGTTTTTTGTTTTGTATCTCCCTTTCCTATAAAATTTACAGGAACTAATTTGTTATCATTTATACAATCCCATATTCTGTCAGGTTTTATTGCTACAAAACCATAACCATCATAAAACATCCAATACTTCGCCTTAGTCACACATAGAGCAGACTTTCTTCCATTAAATGCTATTTCTACTACAATGTTACCAGTATATTTAGATTTTTCATCTGACTTAACTTCAATGCCAACTTCTAGCTCTGGAACGTAAATATCCCAAAACTTATTGTATCCATCAATGATATAAGCACTAGGATATTTTGTGTGGATTAAATCTAAAGCCATTCTCTCCACTTGCTTTCCTCTTTTTAAGTCAGACCAAAATGTATCAATCATTTTTCTAGTTTCTCTGGCTTAGGGGTTACATCTATAGTTTTAGGTTGAGAAAAGTCTATCACTGGTATATTTATTTTAGTGTCTATTTTAAGTTCCTGTTGTTCTTTCGGTCTACCATATCTATATTCTAACAACCACTTCCAGTGTTGAACTGATCCTCCCTTGGCAAGTTTTGCGACTTCTATCCAAGCCTTTTCCTCGCTTCCAAACGCTTTTTTCATAGCGTTAAGGGTCATACCATTAATATCCATATTGGCGGTCTTACGAGGTCTCCCTTGACCTCTAGACACCCCTTTGACAGCTCCGTTGTTACGTCTGCCATCAACTTTCTTATTCATTGGTCTTTTTCCCTGCTCACTCATACTATTCTATAAAAAATGCGATGTATGCATAAAATATAACACCGCAGATAACTAATGTTTTTAACATCATAACTGTTGAATTTTGTTTTTTAGTTCTTTGTTTTCTGATCTTAGATTTATCCTATCATGAAGTATAAAATCTAAATATTCTTCTCTACTTTTATTTTTAGCTCCTAAGTCTCTTTTTACCCTCCTATAAAGGTATATGTATTTATCTTCACCCCACTCAACTAAATTAGCAAACTGCCTTATACCATAAAGTGCAGTAGCATGATCTCTGTCGACAGATTCAGCTATCTCTCGTAGTGGCTTTTGTGTATAATCTCTACACAATTTAAAATACACCATTCTACAGTATACAATATGTCTTTCCCTCGATCTTGTGGATAAATCTGATTCTATATATTTTTCTACAAGTTCCTTTATTCTAGGAATAGTTGAGATGAAGTTCGTCCTTTTTTGTTTCTTCATACGCTTCTAAAATGCCTTGACAACATTCGTAGTGTTCGTTTTCTTCGTAAAAATCCAAAAGATGAGATATTTCATGCTCTGAGATTAATCCTGAACGGATAAACCCCAATGCATCTCTATAACACTCTTCTTTTGAAATATATATCATATCATGCCCTCCAAGCAAAAGTCATAAACCTCTGCCTGTTTTTCAATAAAGTATTTATTAAATCTTTGAATCGCCATCCTGCA